ATATGAATAAACCTTTTTTAGATTTTATTGAAAATATTATGCATTTAAAAGAGACCAATTTAACCTATTATAAAAATTATACCGCTTTAATGTTGAATAAATTAATGTTAATTGATACATAAAATGTTAATTGATACATAAAATGTTAATTGATGCATAAAATGTTATATATTTTTTACTTAATATTTGTTTTATCCAAACGCTTCTTTAATCTCTCTTTCCATATGCTCGGTGGGGAGTTTTGCAATGGATCAAACAACCCGTGACTCAAAGTATATTGACGTTTTATTGGTATATTGACAGCCGGCGTTTTTGTAACAATACGCTCTTCACTTAGATGCACCGAATACATGATTTAATATTATATTAGAAAATAATTGAAACATATTGCTAAATTAATTTAAAGAGTATTACATTTACTAATAATGGCTCAGATTGACAGCGATTGGCAACAATTCTGTGAGGACGATTATGAATTACAACATTCTTTTACGAAACGCACTAAATCAACCATTCAGCCGGAAACAGGTTTTCAAGCGACAACAGGTTTTCAACCATCAAACGCTAGTCAATCATCAAACGCTAGTCAACCATCAAACGCTAGTCAACCATCAAACGCTAGTCAATCATCAAACGCCATTAAACCGGCACATAATATACCTCGTAGCAACGCATTATATATATCAACCCAGACCATTATTTCCTTTTTAAATACAGAAATTGACTTAAAAGACGTATTTTGGAAATTACCCATATTACCATATCATTTACCGCAAGAAGGCATTATAAAAAAACAAATTAAACTTAATTCGCAAACGAAAGAAGACTTGGATGAGATAAATAAGAAAATAGTCGGTTATGAATATGTTGACGAATATGTAATTAATCATATTGATAATCCTACCGGCAGAATCGTCTTTAAAGATGTGCGGAAAATAAGTATCGGTATTAGTAAAAAAGATATACTCAGTTATCGTTGTAAAAAGAAGAGTGCTTTTTACAACTGTTTTGTCATCATATTTCGCTTATTGCACGAAAACACGTATAAAGAAGTGCACGTAAAAGTCTTTAATACCGGCAAATTGGAAATTCCCGGTATACAAAATGCCGACATTCTTACCAAAGTATATACGTTGTTAGTAGCTACCCTGACGCCGTTTTTAATTAAACCGATTAATTTATCGTTTATTCAAGCCAAATCTCAAACAGTGCTAATAAATTCCAACTTCAACTGTGGTTATTATATAAAACGCGATGTGTTAAATCATATTTTTAAGAAAAAATATAATGATAAAGTTCGCAGTAATTACGACCCGTGCACGTATCCGGGTATCCAATGCGAAATATATTATAACCAAGATAACCAAGATAGCGATAATAGTATTATGAATGCGTTAAGTATCGCTACTTTTAAGACAACTACAAAAATTACAAAAGTATCGTTTATGGTATTCCGTACGGGGAGCGTATTAATTGTTGGCAAATGTAGCGAAAAAATTTTACATAATATTTACAACTTTCTGTGTACGGTATTTATAAATGAATACGAACATATACACGAGACTAATGTGACAAACGTATTGCACACTGGCTTGAAAACTACTCGTCATGGCCGCATGAAAACTATAATTGTCAATATTTGAGCACTTTCAATATAATAGCTCTTTTATATATTCTTCTGCGTTATCGGTGGCTAGTTTGTTTTTATGTAATATTTTTTTTACTAAGACGGCTTTATTTAATCTGTATGGATATTTGTCTTGTAATTGGGCGATTAAAATATAAATTTGATTTGCTGAAGCCATATTTGCTGAAGCCATATTTGCTGAAGCCATATTTGCTGAAGCCATATTTGCTGAAGCCATATTTGCTGTATGTATAAAATCTATGAGAAAAGTTAATTTATATTCTTTTTCACAAGAATCGTTGCATATTGAGATTGGGGAAAAATGCTCCATAAAAATCGCAGTATGCTTACGAATATATTCACTTAAGTCTTCTCTCCCCGCCGAGAGATTTAACTCTGTTATATAGTTATTAAAATAGAGAGATAATAATATATGATAAATGTTTATCATAAGTTCTACATTTTTTAAAATGTATCCTTCACGTTCTTCAATATCATATAAGATTGCTACCATATTTTCGTCTGGTATGGTTCGCACAGTTTTTCGGTAAGCTTGATTCAGTTTAAATATGGTATTACCATAAGAAAATAAAGACGCATGAGTATCACCAATTTTATTCTCTGCCTCAGTATGATTTTGTTTTATAAATTCAATATAATAATTTATTGTCTTAATACAATGATATTTTGTCAACTCTATATTTTTGGTGTTTATTAACAGTATTTTGAATATGTGACTTATGGTATTTATACCTTTATTCAATAAATAATAGTATAAATCATTCTGTTTAATATTGTGATGAATAAAACTAACGTAGGCCGTAATATAATTATCTATTATATCGAGATAAAGTTTGAATATATTCGTTGAAGTTGACAATAATTCATATTTATAATTAGAACAATTATCCAAAGAATACATTTCTTCCATATTATATAATATGAATTTTATTATATAAGTATTTAAAGCTTTTTAAAATATTTATAATATAAATGTCTGCCGCTGAATCGGGATATACTGCACCAAGTAATGCTTGTCTCCAACATTGTATTAAGATTTCGGTCGTAGATGATAAGCCTATTATGATGGACTATTGGACTAATTCACAAGAAGATAAAGTACTTATTGGTATTCGTTCCAATGGCGAAAAACTTTTAGTTAAAAGTGAAGATGAATACACCTCGCCTATAGAGAAAATCTATAAAGTAGAAGGGGAGTACATTATTGCTACAGAAAATTCGTTATATATTGTATCTGCTTCTATCAAGTCGAAACGTATTTCTTAACCCAACCCAACCCAACCTTTGGGAAAGGTTGAACCAAACCACAACCTTTGGGAAAGGTTGAACCAAACCACAACCTTTGGGAAAGGTTGAACCAAACCACAACCTTTGGGAAAGGTTGAACCAAACCCAACCTTTGGGAAAGGTTGAACCAAACCCAACCTTTGGGAAAGGTTGAACCAAACCACAACCTTTGGGAAAGGTTGAACCAAACGAAGTAGGCACAAACGAAGTAGGCACAAACGAAGTAGGCACAAACGAAGTAGGCACAAACGAAGTAGGCACAAACGAAGTAGGCACAAACGAAGTAGGCGCAAACCCAATCTACATAGCATGTTTCATGCACATAATTCGCGCATGTTCGTCATGTAGTTGCTTATTTTTAACCAATAAATCTGCAATTTCCGGTACTAATGGGTCATTCGGGTTCGGGTCGTCCATTAAAGAACAAATACTTAATAAAACTTTACTAATGGTTAAGGCAGGGCTCCACTGGTCTTTTAAAATATCTAAACAAATACTGCCATTGGAGTTAATATTACAATGATATATCGGTGTTTTAAAAATGATGCGTGGTGATTTAAAGGGATAATCCACTGGGAAATCAATCGTTAAAAAGAATACTCCCCCTTGATATGGACTGCCTTCCGGTCCCATTATAGTGGCTTGCCATTTATACATATCATCGCCAATCGGCCCAGCCGAACAATTTGACGGGGGGTTTATTTTTAATTCCTCCATTTCTTTCTGAATACGGCGTAAGGTCATCTTAGTAATTGTAGTGTGTTATATGTTTATATATGTTACATAAATATATATAAAAATATGTTAAATAAATATTTATTTATTTATTATTTATTTATAATTTCCGAGTTTTATTTTTTTGTCTTAATTTCATAATTCTCTCTATTTTCATTTTTGTCTTATTTTTGTTGGTAGATGCATGTTCTAACGTAAACACCGTCCACGGTTGATATGGCCGGTCTTTTACATACGGTTCTTGGTCTCGCCATTGAATATGTTGTTTAAAAAACGGCTTGGTTTCAAAGGGTGTGCCACATGAAGTACCCCATCGGGCGCAAAGCGACATTTGCTTCGCCAAGGTTGTATCACATACGATTCCGTCTAATGCCCCACGCAATTGATATGGTTTAGGGCGCTCCGCTTGGGACATGAACGCCCGGTCATCTAATTCATAATGACTACAACACGTGCGCGAACAGGGATTTATTTTATTCAAATATATATCGAAATGGTCTGCTAATATTTCTTTACCTATAGTTGTATCCAATTTGCCTTTATATTGTTCCATAAATTGAGTCAGGCGCACACGTCTAGCTCCTTGATGGCGGCGGATATCATCGTAGCCAGTATTAACACATTCTAAATTGCGGATGCGGGGGTCTTCGGGGGCATTATAACCAATAAAATAGCCGTTGGTTTTCTTCTCCACATTTACATATTGCAACCCTAATTCAATCCGCATAATGGTATTGGTTTTCGTATCCCCAATTAACCAAGAGTTCGCGTAATCACCGCTGTTATTAGTCGTCAAATATTTAGTACAATCATCTAAACTTTTGGCATATTGCATCGCTTGACGAATCCGGCAACAAATCGGGTCTTTTAAGGTGAACTTGCTAAATCCGCCGATAGTTGTTTCGGTGCAAATAAACCCGTTACTGGTGACATAAAAATCTGTACCACTGGAAATCCAGCCGGCGGCTGACTGCATGAGTATTCGATTGGCGTTCTTTTCACTGGGGGTAATATCCACCATGAGATTACAATATTGCCCGTCAATAAAATTATCAAAAGAATTATGGACACAGACGATTTTGCCGTCTTTGGTATAATTGCCTACAGCCATAAAAGCCGTACAGTGGTCTTTTTGTCCTCCGCCTTCGCCACGCCCGCTTTTTACCGCCCCAGTTTCAATATTAAACATATCACCGTATTTGGCGTTTAATTTGGCGTTGGCGGGTATAAGCACATGGAAACTACCAATCATAGAATCAATGCTGGGATAACAGTTCCACGTAATAATTTCGTCTACGGATATTTTGAAACCATTTGCCGAGGCCCCTTTCGCAATAGCTGACATTTCTGCATATAATTCGGGGTAATTCGTTTGGATTTGTGGACCAAATAATTCGCTAACTACTTCGCATAAAAACTCCCTAGTATAGCCATAAGTATTGAGAAAATTAAAATCTAACATCTTACATATTTCTTTCAATTCAGGGGCCATTAAATAGCCGTGAGCATAACCTCGTTCGCTGGCTGTGCCTTTAATAGAGAGAACCGTCCAGCCATTTTTTTCCTCTCTTGAGCCATGTTTAAGTTTCATATATATACTTTTTAAAAAAAAGTATAGCAAAAAATACTTTTTATGAAATACTTTTTATGAAATACTTTTTATGAAATACTTTTTATGAAATACTTTTTATGGAAAAGTATTTTAGTAAATTAAAAGTAAAAATAATTTCCCATTATAGTATAGAATATTTATGTCTACGACTACATGTCCTCCAAGATGTGCAAAGGGGTATAAATGTATAAAAAATGTTTGTGTAAAACAGCAAACTATGCCTGAAGCTATGAGTATGCCCCTGGCGAGTATGAGTATGCCTCTGGCAAGTATGAGTATGCTTCCTAATATTGAGTTAGGAGTTAAAAAACCTAGTCCGCCACCTATAAAAAAGAAAACCAAAAAAATTGTATTAGTTGAGAAAACACCAAGCCCGATAAAGATAAAAACGCCGAGTCCAATAAAGGCGAAAGCCCCGAGTCCTAAACCTATTATAGCAAAAAAGAAACTTACCAAAAAAATTGTATTAGTTGAGCGAACGCCGAGTCCGATAAAGGTGAAAACACCAAGTCCGATAAAAGTAAAAGTCCCGAGTCCTAAACCTATAGTAAAAAAGAAACTTACCAAAAAAATTGTATTAGTTGAGCGAACGCCGAGTCCGATAAAGGTGAAAATACCGAGTCCTATAAAGGTGAAAACACCGAGTCCTATAAAGGTGAAAACACCGAGTCCTAAACCTATATCTAAACCTATAGCAAAAAAGAAACTTACCAAAAAAGTTGTATTAGTTGAGCGAACACCGAGCCCGATAAAGGTGAAACCGACAAAGGAAAAAACACCCAGTCCAATAAAGGTGAAAACACCCAGTCCAATAAAAGTGAA